AAATATTTATATGCACAAGAGTTCCCAGTTAATGTATCGACTGCACCCCTCTTTATGGTTTACGGAATAGGGAGTTGTTTTGCTGTTTTAAGTCTAAGATTTTTATTTCTTAATATGTTTTGACTCTTTGCATCTAACTTATGGATATCTTCTTCTTCTTCATTTTCATATTCATTGTCAATTAATATTTCATTCTTTAATTCTATATTATTTAATTTATGTTGTATGTCTTGTATTTGTTCTTGTTCCTTCTTCTCTTCTTCTAATTGTTCTATAATTTGACTTACCTTATTTCTAGGTTTAATTCTGACATTTAGAATTTTTACATTTTTAGTTTTAATTGAATTTGCTGGTGTCAATTGTATATCAAATTGCGTCTTTGGTGCGTGATATATTAGTGTATTTATATTTGTTCCAGATCCTCCTTCAGGTGTGTTCCAATAATAAGCATTGGTTGTAGACTGGTATATACCAAAAGTTTGCTGAACTGAGCCTAAATAATATATGTCAACTTGTGAACTCAGATTCGCATATTTACCTTTTGCTGTATCAAGTGTTGGCACTCTTATTGTGTAGTATTCTGGATTATCACTGTAAATTATTGCAGCTAAATTATCTGTTGGTATTTGCACTACGTGGTTTGTGGTTAAAGAATCATAATATATTATTGTTTTATTGAATGCACGTAGTTGATCTGTGCTGCCAACTGATTGAAATGCCCACACTGGTGTAGTTGTTTCTAGTTCAATTGGTGTGTTATTGTATTTTGGTACAAGTGTGGTGTTTTCAAATTCTACATCTATATATGCTCCAAAAGGTACATCTGATGCAGGATCAACATTGACTATTGTAGTATTTAATGCTGGTTCTATTTTATCATAAGTAGTTAATCCTGTATTTTTGAACATTCCATGTGTACCAATTGGGTTCTTTAATTCAAAACTCCAAGTGACGTAAAAATAACCAGGTATGACTCTTTGGTTGCTGGAGTTTTTGCATCCTAATGCTATTGCTACAAATATGAATGGGTTTGATTGCTGATCAAAGGCACCTCCTACTCTATATAGATTAAACTGTAAATTGGTTTTAGGTCTGATTATAGTTGAATGAGGTATATAGCATTGAGTCAAGAATCCTCCATTAGATGTTCTCAATGATTGCTGAATATTGTCAGATTCAAAGCCATTATCCCATACTGTTCCTCCAATTACATTTCCTTGTTGTGTTGCAGCAACAATTGGTACATAAGTTATTCTAAATCTAAGTGGTCTATAATTTTGATATCCTGATGCTAATGCTGCTATTCTACTTCCCCTCCAATAAACTGGATTTGCTGGTATAACTGCTATGACGTTTGATGACTGTATTGGTGCTGTGTTGTCATCTGGAATTGAATATATTAAATCACGTCCTGTTACTCTCACTGATGATCCATTTTGTTTTAAAACTCTAAATTTCTTCTTAAATTGCTTAGCTGATGCTACTGCTAATCTTTTTCCTCTGATAGGTCCAACTCTCCTAATCCTTCTGCGCTTCTGTGTTTTCTTAGTGAGGACCCTTCTGCGAAGGTTCCTCTTTTTGGTTGTTTTGGTAGATTTTAAAGTATTCATAATTTATCTCGCTTAAAAATTTTATTTTGCCCAACAATCCCAATTGTGATTTGAGTTCTTCTGTATCAAATTCTGCATTTATTTGGTCATTAATGTATTTCAGTTCTTCTTTTGAATTAATTTCAGTTCTAATATTGTATCTCATTTGCATATTTGCCCAGTAGTCAGAGTATATTAAATCTTCAACTTGGTCTCTATTCTGCAATTCATATATATCTGCTAACTTTTTATTCATCTTATCACCACATCCAAAATCATAATTCTCTTCTCGCTGTTTTTGCTTTAGTAATCTATCATATTCTTTGTGAAATACCATTTGAAATTTCTTCTGGTTCTTATAAACTTCATATATTTTAAGTGCTTCATAAAGGTGTGATAATCTCATAATATCGAAAATCTCTATTCCTTGATAACTTGCTTCATAAGCCATTGCTTGGGATAAATGATATGCTACTCTTTGTGCTGGTCTATAGGTTTTTGTCTTTATTGCATACTGTGATAGTGAAAATAATTTAGATGGATCTCTAGTTAATGTAATTTCGTCAGAAAAGGGATTTTTATACCATGCTCTTAATGAACAGAATTTCAATGATGTCGGTCCTCCTTTGTCTAAAAATTTACATATTTGTCCTAAAAATTGAATTCTTGTGTCACATAAATCATATTTACCCTCTGGTTTAGGTAAAAAGTGTGTTTTATATGCATTATCAATAAAGGCATCACTTACATAAGGTTTGTATAATACAGTGAAATCATCTCCTTTGGAAAAGCAAACATAATCTATTCCATATCGTAATCCTGCCTGTTCATTAGTGAAACGATTATACATGGCCATTCTAATGGTATTAGCTAATGTAGTGTCAGCATCTCCAGAAAACACTGTACCCAATACTTTGTATCTGAGATATGTTATTTTCTTGTCATTATCTGTATATTTAACATTCATAGTTTTGTAATATTTATGTGATTGTCTGAAAAATTCATTTTTGGGTACATGGTATACTTTTTCTAACACTCGATCATATATGTATCTATCTATTGCTTTTAATGTGACATCTTGGGAATTATCAAATGCTGATCCATCTCCTTCAACAACTTTTGTAAAACCCTGATTGTAATAATAATTGATATCTTCAGCCATTTGAGTTAGGTTTTTACCTCCGCAGTATCCTCGTAATTTCTTAGCACACAGTTCTTCTAATTGCCATGTGATAGGTCCCATTGCATACTTAGTCCTTTGTGGTATAGAACATACCATTCTAGGTTTTCCATCTGTAGGTTGTATCTCTGCTTTGACTATAGCTTCATAATCTTCATCCAATATTTTTGCTTTATCTTTGTCAGAGTAAATTAGATTGAATATTTCAGGATTTCGGAAGTATGTTCTAATTGGTGTAATTGCTTTTTGTTTCTGAGCTGGTAAATGTGAAAACCATTGTGCTTCATTGTATCCAAAGTTATTGAGGTCTTCACCTATATCTTCTTCTATTTTTTGCTTACAAAATTCAACAAACTCAGTAGACATGGTAGATGAAGGTAAAGGTGCTGTTTTGATCTGTCTTTTGGCCGCAGCAAATAGTGTTTGCTTGTTCTTGCCATACATCATTGCTTGTGGTTCAATAGGGTCATTAATTGGATTCAATATTTTCTCAAATCCTATCTTTTTAGGTTTGTTGTCTTGTATTTGTGCCACTACAATATCATTGATGGTATCTGTATATTTTTGTAGGTGGCGTGGTAATGAATGGACATATTGGTAGACTTCTGGATGAGTTTGCTGTGCTAGGCATTTGAGTTGTTGATCTTTGATTTGGATGAGTAAACGTGGAAATCCGTGCTGTGCTGTTCTGTGATAATGAGTGTTATTTTTGGTGAGATAACCTAATTTGACATAATCATCCAATATTTCAAGGTCATCCCATTGTAGTGTTGATATAGGTATAGCTTTCAGGTGTGGATGCTCATTATTGATTAAAGCCTTTTCACTATCTATGCAACATGTGTTATTAGGTTTAGCATGTTTCTCTATATTTGTGGATAAGAATGTGAATTCTTTTTGATTTCTAATATCTTCTTTAGGAAGATTAATATGGCAGTTGATTTGGTCGTGGCCTGCCCCCACGTTTAAAGGCACTTTTTGGGCCCTCCTTAGTGGAGGGATTGTTGGGCAGGGGTAAAATCCTGTGGCCCTGATGATAGCTGTATATCCTTCTCTTTCATTCTCCATAATGTTGTAAGCCATCGCCATAACTTTTCATACCATGCATAAGTGGGTTCTTTGTATTCTTCAATTTTGTATTCACCTTTTCTAAAATCATTAATATTTCGAACTAATGATGATGCCATAATTGAGCCTAATCGTTTTTCAGAGTCAAATACATGCATTAAAACTCTTGCTAATAATGGTATTACTTGTGTTGGAATATCTAATTCTGGTGCAGATGAATTGATAAATTTAATTAATGCTTTCATTGTCATTGCATCCAATTCAGGTTCTGTCATAATTCTGGCAGTTAGTTTATTAATTAATAATGGGTTGACTACAGTTGTTATAGTGTTTATTTCTTTTGTCATATCATCTATCTTTTCCCTAATAGTGTATATAGTGTTTTCTTGTTCTGAAACAACTTGTCTTGTAAAGTAGTAATGACCATCTTTTAAGAAAACAGGGATTTGAGGCTTAGGTGGTTCAATTGGTATTTTCTGTCCTTGTTTAATGGTTGCTTTTCTGAAAGTAATTTTGTTGGGTACTTTCATACTAAATTCAATTGGTAGGTTTAAATCCCCTGATGAGACAGTGTTCTTTTCATTAACTGCACTGCTTTTTACCTGTATTATAATTTGACTAAGGGTTTTTGTTACTTCATATGGTTGTATTATGGGTCTTTTGGGGTATTCTTGTTCTAACTCAAATTCGACCTCTTTTGATGGTACTCTCCTGATTTTTAATGATGGTGGGTTTATTATAGTTGATTCTGATGATGAGTCATTAATAGGTTTGCTGAGTCTAATATTTTCAGATTTAGCTTGATTTCTAAGTGTCAGTGCAATAGTGTTTTTCATTTGTTCTAATTTAATTGTGAAAGCTTTTCTAGCAGCTGGGTTTTCAAATTCTAAAATATAATAATGATAATTAGACACTTCTGATTCTTCTGATTTGTCATCCTTGCATTGTACTTCAGTGATGTACTGACTTTTAAGATCATAATTACTGAAATCTACTTCTTCTTCAGTGACAATGACTAATTTATCATTGATGTCTGGTACTGTATGGTGTTCTTTTATAACTATAGTTTGTTTAGTCTTAATTTGTTTGTCCTTGTTGTTAATAATTAAATTGCCTGTTTTAACTGACTTATCATCATCATGCTCGTCTTCTTCATCTTCACTATCTTCACTATCAGTATTAACATGTTGATTTAACTGTTTCAAGGCTTTATCACTAATTTCCTTCACTTTTCTATTATACGCATTGATATCAGCTACATATTGATAATATTTAACCCAATTTCTATCAACGGCATCTTGTCTCTCTTTGAGTAATTTTGATATTTGACTGTATTGTTTAGAATAATCAAGTGTGAAATAATCACCTATTAAATCTTCAGTAACCGGATTTGTGATTTTCTGAATCTCAAATCTTATATAGTATGTGCCGGTACAATCAACTCTTTCTAAAGGTACACACTTGAGTATAAAGTTATAATCATGATTGGTTATAATTAGATCTGATGCCATAGTTGCATGTAGATATTCCATATATTTAAGCCCATGTACATATTTGTATGAATTGCCCTTCATTTTCATAACCATTTTAACCTCATTAATACTATAATCATTTTTATCAGCAGTAATTACTGGTGTTATGAACATTATGCCTTCTTGTTTCTGTATATAAGAATCTTTGGTGTTTTGGGCTTTTGAGTTAGTAGCTTCAAATTGGATAGGGTGTTGATCTATGTCAAAATATTTGGGGACATGAGCTGTTCCGACCATTATGGAACCATCATCCATTCGTGATGCTATTTCATAGAGATCATCATTGTTTAAATAATAGATAATATCTGTAAGATTAATAAGTGCATTTTTAGGAATAAGTTTTTGTCTTGATGCTTGTTGTAATGTTAAATTGTATGTTTGAACAAGTTTTAGTTTTCGATCAATTACTTCTCCATCTTTGTTCTCATAACCTTCTTCTTTAATTTGTTTGGATTTAAGAAATAAGTTGACATATTCTGGTTTTGGTATCAAATCATCATATTCAGAATCTCTTCCTTTCTTCATTGACATATTGACATCATATCTAAATGACTCTATCTCTGTTTTGGCATACTCCATTTCATCACTGTTAAGTGTATTGGTTACAAAGTCATTATATCTCTTAACTGCAGTTCTGACTTTTTGGTTTCTGTCTTTATCGTCAACTGCTAATGTTGGTGTTAATATTATTGGTGTAAGCCCAGCATTAAGTATTCTTGTGGCATTTATGTCAATGATTGGTCTACTTGGTATTACATCTCCGGTATCTGATTCAAATATATAATTGATTTTCTCAGTTATATTTCTACATTCAAAAACTGATCTTATATAATGGCTTATGTGGTGTGGATTTGTTTCTACTGGCAAATATTTCTTTTTCTCATAGTTATTTTTCAATGTTTGATTGTAATCTTCTAATGTTCTGAAATCTACGCGCAGATATTTATTAAGTAAAAGACAATTATTGAGTGTTTCAGGTTGGGGAATTTTATAGAAATCATAGTAATTGTTTACTTTGTCTTTTATCTTGGTTGCTCGATCCAAAATTTTTGAGAGCTTGATCGAGTTAGAGCTCTG